TTAAGGTGAAATGCGACAAAGAACTCAAGTGTCTGGAGGTATTTATTGATCAGGGCATTCATGGCAGGTAAGTATTCTCTGATAATTTTCGTTCGAATACCTGTATCCTTGAGCATCTCAGCGGCAATATTGTTATATAATACCTGATCCTCAGCTTCCGTGAGGTTATCCTGTATATCAATTAGATCATAGGTCATATCCACAAGCTCTTTAGCTGGCACATCAATATCAACTTCTTTGACTTGTTTATTAACTAACTTTGACATTGTACCTGTATAGGTTGAGATCTCAGAACTAATATTGGCCATTTCAGATATTTGTGTTTGCACATCATCTAATGTCTTAATGGTCTCATCATACTTTGTTTTATTCAGATTTATATCTTCTTGAGTTTGTTTAGCCTGTGCTTTTACATCGGTTAGCATAGATGTCTTTACACTTTCACTAATCTCTTGAGTACATGTGGGGCAAGCAGTATTTACTTCAAAGAACTTTGCTTTACCAACAAGCTCTTTCATAGAATGTGTGTGTTTACCTTTCTCAGTATTTAGACCTTCTCTGACTTTCCTTAAGGAGTTGAGAGTGCCGCGTAAGCCGAGAGGATATTTATCTAAATCACCTTTTAAAGATTGTATTTTCTCTTGTGTATCTTTTATCTCTTCATCAAATGAATTTTTAGCATCTTCATTAATTGCTTCTAATTGTGATATATGTTTCTTTTGATATTCTATTTTATCTTTCTGATTATTTAACGCAATTCTATTTGTCTTTGCTAAATCTTTCTGTATATTATTACGAGTCTTTAATACTGTCTTCATCTTACTAAACACACCAATGTCTAATAGATCTTCAATCACATCTCTACGGTCCCATGCTTTCAGTTGCATAAATGGTATAAAGGAAGATGATCCTAATACTACAATCTGATGGAATGATTTATGATTAAGCTTTAATATGTTTTGCTCTAAGAACTTTTGATAGTCTCTTACATTTGTTTGTTGATCTATCATATTATCATCTTGATAGACTTCAAACTTATTTGGTTTAATACCACGTAACACTTTCCAATTATGACCAGCAGTTTCAAATTCAATAGTAACTTCACAACCTTTACCATTCACTGAGTTAACTAAGCCACCTCTCTTGACATTACGATGAGGCTTATTAAATAAAGCAAAGGATATGGCATCTAAGATGGTGGATTTACCTGTACCATTTGTACCTACAATAAGAGTAGATCTCGACTTATTGAGATCTATTTTTATTGGGTTGTTGCCTGTTGAGAGAAAGTTCTTGTAAGTAAGTTCTTTGAATAATATCATGGGTATATTATATCACTAAAATGCTATTTGTACATATTTTCTTCGACTATTTTATTGCATACACCGCTAGCATATTTCTTAAACCAACGTGGTGCAAATGCATGTATGAATACTGCAATAGAAGCTTTGAGTAATCGCCACGATATATTGAGTGCATGTTTTAGATGCTCGTAACGTGTCATGTTCACCTCTTTCAGGTGAAGCTTACATTGTTTGCTATACATTATACCTCTTTATCTTGGATATTATTTATTGCTTCAGGTTGAGGTATCACATCAGGATCTATGACAAACATCATATCTAATCCGATACTCTTTACTTGCCTCAAGAAATGGTCACAACTATTATATAGCTGAGCTGCAAATAAACCAGTTTGGAAACTCATGTCCATATGCATTTCTTCTTCGTCAATCGTATGTTTTTTAATTGCAAGCTTCATGAAATATTGGCCTTGTACTGATAACTCACCACAATTCATCTTCCAATATTCTACTCCACCTAAAACCATAAGCACAAGAGACTTATCTTCAAAGTATTGTCTATACTTTTCTTTATCTAAATTCTCTGTACCAGTTTCATTAGTCTCAGCTTCAACAATAGTATTTTGTACACTTGTAAGAGTTGTTGATATACCTTTATCTGGTGCAGGTGCTATATCATATACTACAGCCTCAGGCTTAGGGCTGAAATCTGTCCATACTCGTTCGATATCTGCCCAAGCCCATATTGGCCATAGTATAAAGCCGACTATCATTGCTGATACGGCAAACTGGTAAACTGCCCAGAGCAGTCTATTTTCTTCTGGGTCTAGCCCCTTACTTCTTCTATACATGATAAATCACATTCTGGTGTTTCTATTACCAGTCCTTTAGCTTTTTCAAATTGATCAGTTAATGCTGAGCAACCTGCTACATTAAATAAAACAATGATACAAGCTAACGCAAACGCTAACATTGCCCATCTTGATTTTGAAACTTTTTTCATTTTCATTATTGTATCTCCATATCTATGGCATCATTATAGAGACTGTTCATCAGAGTCTTGAGCTTCTCTTTGTCAAGATCTGTATTCACACCATCAATATAACTTGCCATTAAGTCAGTTGTATTTTCTACATCTTCTATGTTGGTAAGAACATTCTCACCTAAGAACTCAGAGAAATTTTCAGCTATCTTTAAATCGTGTGTATCTAGCTCTGATATCCGTTCAATAAATTTGTCAAACATGAAAGGGTTAGACTTATTCCCTACAATTACTTTAACAAATTTGCCTGTAAGTGTATTTATATCATAATTTGTGTAATCTGTATCAGTATCATCATAATATATTTTCTCAAATAACGTGAGTGGATTAGGTATTGCCTCTATTGTTTTTGTATCTGTATCGAATACATGGAAATATTTCTGATCATTTGCATCAGCCCATGTAAATTCCATTTGACATCCTAGGTAACGTATGTTCCCTTGCTGTGAACTTGCATGATAATGACCAGATAAACATAGGTCAAAGTGTGCAAAAGGTTCTACACCCATGCCATGACCCATAGGTTGTTTAATACCTCTCATCATTTCAAAGCCTTGCAACTCTAAATGACCCATCATAATACCTTTATTACTTGCTAAGAAGTTCATTGATGAATCCCAATTCTCTGAGTTAATCCATGGTACTAAATGCACATCACAACCATCATAGTTTAAGGTTGATGGTTTCATAATAATATTAATATTGCTTGTGTAATAACCTAATAGTTCTTTAAGAGAACAGAGATCATTTGTGTTTTTATGGAATACATCATGGTTACCTGGAATAATATCCATGGTCATACCATTCTGTTTCATAGGTTCAAGGAAATGTCTACGGTTAGCATTCAATGCTTTAAAGTTTACAAACTTACGATGATCATAATAATCACCAAGATGTATAATCTTTTTTATATCATTGTCTTTACAGAATGGAAAGAATACTTGCTCATAGAATCTCTCTTGAAAGTCTATGAATATCTCTGAACTATTCCTTACACCGCAATGTGTATCATTTAATAATGCTATCTTCATACAAATTGATTTCCTTTAAACCAAAAAACTAAACTATATCTTGTACCCTTTGTAACCTTATCTACCTTATGCCAAACATGAGATGGAAATACAGTAATACCACCTGTAGATTTAGATATTTTTTTAGGATCTGTTTTATTATATTCTAATGCGTTATCAAACCACATATCACCACCTTTAAAATCATCATTTAGATTTATAGTAACACTTATCTTTCTTATTTTACCAGCATCATCTGGTTGTTCAAATGAATCTCTATGCCAATCATAATAACCACCTTTATTATATTCAGTAAATTGAATTGAATCAACTGGGTCCCATTGGAAATTCCAACCTGCGCTTTCATTTGCTGTATATATGTATGGTATTAATAACTCTACTATCCATCGATCATCTAACCACACAACATTTGAATCTCTATAATTTTCTTGTTTATTTTGAACAACGGCTTTACTTTTTTGTTTAGATAAACCTAATTCAATTATACGATTACATGTCTCAGAGTCTAACGCTTCTGGAAATGACCAAACAAAATGTTGTAATCTCATACTACCTCCATGGTTCACCCATTACCCAAACAACTAAACTATACCGTGTACCCTTTGTAACTTTTGTTACCCTATGATATGTATCAGATGGGAATACAGCTATACTACCTAAACCAGAACGTACTTTTCGTGGTGTTTTATTCCAATAATGATCTTCTGAATCTATTTGTAATTCACCACCTTCATAATCATCATTCAAGTTTATAGTAATACTTATCTTTCTTGTTGCACCACCTGTTTTACTTATATCTATATTTGTATCGCGATGCCAAGTATAATGACCACCCACTTCGTATTTAGTAAACTGGATCATTTGAGGAGTATCATAATCAAAATTCCAACCAGCATGGATATTTGCTGTAGCTACATATTCCATAATCTGTTGCATAATATATGGGTCGTGTATCCATCCAGTTTCGCAAACACGTAATGTCCTTGCAGGTTTTTTACCTCCGTCAACCGTGGCACTTTCTATAATTTGTTCTTCACCTATTCGTATTAGTTCATTACATGTATGCTTATCTAATGCGTTATCGAATACCCATGCACTATGTTTTAATCTCATCTCTTATCTCCTTATTTATTTCCCTAGCCTTTTCTAATAGACTAAGTTTACCTTTACCAGATTTTACAAAGGCACTTGTATCTTTTGGAAAGCACATACCACCAAATCCGTATTTTCTATCTGGTCCAGGAACCATCATATGACTTCTGCCAATACGATTATCCATACTTACTATTTGTGTTAATTCATCAAATCCATCTTCACCAAACATACTATGTAGTTCATTAAAGAATACAACCTTTGTGGCTAGAAATGAATTGATTGTGTATTTAGCGTATGCCGCTGTTCTCATATCAGTAAATTTAACAGCACCCATCCATATACCAGATTGCTGAAAGATCTCATACCAATATCTACATTGATGTCCACCAAATATAATAAATTGTTGATTCTGAAATTCTTCTGTCGAATCAGCTTCTGTTAAAAATTCTGGATTAAATGTTAAAGCTTTATCTTCTGAAAGTAAATCAACTAATTCTACAGAGATAGTTGACTTAATAAGGATAGGAACTTTTGGTGCTTTCTTACGTATAACACGGATGTATTGTTCAACTAACATATCATCACATTCACCTGTTGGACCTTGAGGTGTAGGTAAACATAATATAATACCATCCCATTCATCATATGCTTTTGCATAAGTAAATTCATGCTGATCTTTATCTACTATGTCTATAACATTATTTTTAGATAAACCTTCGTGTACAGCTTTACCTACAACACCGTGACCGATAAGTAATAAGTTTTTCATCCTTTCATTATATCATAGTTTTCTTTATTGTACATACTTTTAAACCAATCTGCAAAATGTTTAATTCCTTCTTGAATTGATACCTTTGGACTATATCCCAGTGATTGAGCCTTACCTATATTTGCTTGTGTAGATTTGACATCTGCGGGATGCATAGGCAAATAGTTCTTTAAAGATACTCTGCCTAATTCATTCTCTAAACATTCTATATAATCCATTAACTCATTTGATTTACCTGTACCAAGATCATATATTTCATGTTGATTCTCTTGGGGTTGGTTAAGCATATACTCTAATATAATTTCAATACCATCAACTAAATCACCAACATAAGTAAAGTCTCTTTGCATGTCACCTTCATTATAGATGTCTATTGCTTTACCTTGAGACATAAGATCTGCGAATGTATGCAAAGCCATGTCAGGTCTACCATACTCTCCATAAACAGTATAAAACCTCAAGCCGCTTGAAAGTAATTTAGATGTTTCAAATTGTTTTTCGTTTACATATTTAGACCAAGCATAAGGATTAAGATGATCAGAATCTACAGTAGATGATGAAGCATATACAACAGGTATTTCATATTCCTCACATGCATGAATCAATCTTTGAGTTCCAGTTATATTTGTATCAATATACATTTGTGGATTCTCTAAAGAATGTCGTACACCTGCATGTGCAGCTAAGTGTATTACTGCATCATAATTTTCTAGATGATGTCTCCATGGGATAATCTCTATATCATGATTATATGTTTTGATACCATACTTATCTTCTAATATCTTTGCCCTATCATGTTTTAATTGAGGATCATAGTAATCATTAAAGTTATCTACACCACCAACTTCATAACCTTGCATAGCTAACTTCTCAGCTGTATGAAAACCTATAAAGCCAGCAATTCCAGTAATATATATTTTATGCATATTCCATAACCAATTCTAAACCTTTTTTCTTTTTAACCTTCTCTTCCTTCTCAAACTCTTTTACTTGTTTATCCACTTCTTTAATCTTAGAAATCTTCTCACGAAGTGTATCAAGGAATGATTGGTCAATTGGACTATTCATGTCAATAGAAGATACAAAGTCTTCAATGTTTGCTTGCTCCATGAATTTGAATTTGATATCAGCTTGTTTCTTTTCTTTTACAATACGTCTAATAAAAGCAAAGTAAGCTATCTGTGTGAAATAAGAAAATGCATTAGGCTTACCAGTTCTTGTGCTTGCATCTATTCTATAATTGTATATTGCTTTCAAACAATTCTCTACTCCATCCATTACCATTTCATCTCGGTATGTATATCGTACAAAGTTTGGCTTGTGAGATAATCCTTCACAGATCTTCATAAAGCATATTGCAATATAATCTGGTACTACTGGATTCTTTGAGCCAGCCTCTTTGGCTTTGTTTGCCTCAGTTACGTAGTCAACTACTGCATATGAGAAGTCTCTATTGTTTACGTAATGGGGTTTGTCTCTAGGTTTAATTTTTTCAGGCATAATATATTTCCTATTAGTTCAAATGTATTACCATTATAACATATAATTGTCAATTGTACATACTTAAACGCTAAAAGATGAGCCGCATCCGCATGTTGTTTTTGCTTGTGGGTTGGTCACACTAAACCGTGATCCTTGTAGATCTTCTAAATAATCAATTGTAATTCCTTCTAAGTATTGATAGCTCATTGGATCAATACGTAATTCCATACCATTCTTCTCAAGACTAAAATCACCATCTATTATTTTCTTATCTAATATAAAACCGTAATTAAAACCTGAACATCCACCACCTGTAATATAAACACGTAGGTGTTCATCCCCGGATTTCATTCCGGCGACTTTAGTTGCAGCATTATCAGTTATTTGCATATTTATTTTAGTTAAAGTGTGTACAAAGCGGCTTTTCTATGTTATAATAAAAGAGTATCTTTGCGGGGGGATAGTATATTAGTGGGTAGTGGCGTTTCCTTTCATTACCTTCATTTGTTCTTCAATCATCTCTTTGTCACTTTGTATTTCATCTAATATAATTTTCATATAGTGTGCTTTAACATCATCATTCACATCAGAAGTTAACATGATATTAAAATCTTCTATGACATGTAATTTCTGATTAGAGAATGGTAACCATGGTGTCATAATATAATGATTGTTTAATGGATCGATGTCTTCAACATGTACTCTCATCGGTTCTTCTATACCAACAAGTGCACCATTAGATTCATCATCTAAACTATGTGTATATGCAATAATTGATTCACCTGATACTAACTTAAAAAGCTTTACAGGTAACTGTGATATGTCTTCAGGGAAATGTTTGTCCATGTATGTATTTATAATAATTTCACCTCGTGGATCTTAAATTTGAACCTTTCTTTTGAATATATTTTAACTCTTTCAGCACTATGATTTAATGTATAATTCTTATTAGCTTTCCAATGTAGGTCATCTGCAATGTCATATACCGTTGTATCAAGTGTACTCTTTCTTAATCCTCTACCAATACTTTGCAATACTCTTATCTGACTCTTACTAGGTGAAGCAAATATAATATTATGTAGGTTAACTATATTTATACCTGTAGAGAATGTACCATATGAACAGACTAATATAGCATTAGACTCTTGTTCGGTGATAGCTCTAATTTCTTCGCGCGTGTCAGCAGGTGTCTTACCGCTTACATAAAACACTTTGCGCTTATCATCTGTTGCAGCATCTATTAATCTAAACAGTGGTTCACCATGCTTCTCTACATATTGGAATAATACTAATGTGTTACCTTTTAGATCGATAGCTAAATTCTTTATAAAGTTATTTCGTTTAGATGATGTAACAATCC